CACCCTTTCTTGGCTCAAGTAAAAATTCTTCTAAACATTTCAATACTAAATCCATGTCGGAATTATTATCATCATCTTCTTTTCTTAATTTTTCCAACAATCTCTCTAATTCTTTTAATCTGTTGACTTTCTCCATTTTCATGGTTTTTTCCCAGGCCATTTTTTACTTTGTGTTACGCAATTGGTACACATATAAATATCTTCTCTCTTCATTACTGGCGGCACTCTAACCCACTTACCGAATCTATTCTTTTTTAGAAACCCTTTTCTTACCATCTTTAATCTTATTTGATGTAATCCTTGTGCTGTTAAATTCCCACAAACACTACATCTAACAAGAGGCATTGCTATTTCTTCTGTTTCATTTATTTTCCTTTCCTTTGGCCTTAATATCTTTGTCATTTTTTATCTACTATTGGTTTTGCTGGTTTTACTTTATTGCCGAAAGGCTGAGTAACTGGCTGATCTGGAATCTTATCAAGGTACCAAATTAAGGCATAGGTCTTATTACCTACAGAATAGGCATTGCGGCCATTTAAAAATCTCTTTTGGTTATCAATAGTTTGAAGAAAAGCGTTAACTTCTTTATCAAATGCTTTTAATTGTTTAACATTGGGATTTTCAGGTGAAACGAAGGATTTCACTCTCATAAAAGCACGAACATTTCTTTGCCCTGTATTTGGAATATTTGGTTGCCCGTTGGGCATTACTGCTTCACACTCCTTTGTACCTTTAATTTAAGTAATGAATATTATTATTTATAATATTATCACTTATAGGTAAATAATTGATAATTGTTGTGAATTTTCTTGAATTACAACTTCTACATAGAGGTTGGATATTTTCTATATAATCAGAACCACCCTTATCTAAGGAAATTATATGGTCTTCGGTTAGTGTAATTTCAGGTTCATATCTTTTACAACATAAACACATATAGTTATATTTCTTTTTTAGAGCTTCCCATTCCTCAAGGGTATGACTTCCTAAGGCTCCTTTCTTTTTTGCTTTATATCTCTGATTAGTAAATCGCTTTTTTTCGGTAGGCCCATCAGGGTATCTTTCTTCATAAGATTGATATTTATATTGTCTTTCGTATTCCCCTTTACTTCTATATCGTTTGTTTCGTTTCTCAGTCTTAATAATGTGCCCTTCCCATCTTTTTTTAGCCCCTAATTTAGCTGCTTTTTTTGTTGCCTCTTTTCCTTCAGGGGTAGCTCTCCATTCTTTTATTTTCTCTTTGGTTTCTTTTGAAAGTTTATGACCTTTTTTAAATTCAGTTTTTGAAGAGTAATGTTTACCCTTTCGGGTTTCACTCATCTTTTCTTTGGATTTTTTAGAGTGGTGTTTCCCTAACCAATGAAGTGGTTTTTTATTGATTATCTTTTTTTGATTTTCATTCATTTTCTAACTCCTTACTAAAACTACACATAATTATAACATAAAATTGTTTAAAAATCAATTATCAATCCTCATCGTGAGATGATTCATCTTCTTCTGGGTTTTGATCTCCTGGCTTCCGTTCAGGTTTCCCTCGTGGTGCGTCAGGCGAAGAAGTTTCTGTTTCTCTTCCAATAGCCTTTTCAACTTCAATTAATGAATCATTCTTTGTGCTAACTAAGTAATATTTATTAGCCCATTCTTCATCAATTGGTAGCAATCCCATAGATACTCTTGCTTCATTAAATGAATATAACCCTTTATCTCGTGCTGCCATAAAGTCTCGGCGTGAGGCTTCTGATTCTTCTAAACCAGCAGTCTTAAAATCTAATCGCCAACCTTCAATTTTCATACTGTCTTGAACAATATCTTTAGTTATTTTCTGAGAGATTAATTTTCTTAGAGGAAAAGCATTAACAAGGTAAAAAGAACGCCTCATTTCACTCATAGTAGCTCTATTTGTTCCTTCAGGAAATCCAATCATAGGTAAGGGAACACCATATTGACCCGCAACAAGCCTTAAACCATATCTAAGGAGCTCTAAATAAGACATATCTTGTAGTGTCAAACCTAATGCTTCTGCTTTTGCACCCTTGAATGAAATTAGTGTTTTTCCAGCATTATGAGGCCCCATGTAGTTCTTTTCGAACCAAGCGGATACTGCGTCTGCGTCAGCTTCAGTAGAATCTTCAGGAAGAATTAATTGGATTGGAGGGCGACCACCATTTCTTAAAATATTAATATTATAAGTGATTGCTCTCATGAGCAATTGAAGTGTTGCTGTGTTATCTTCTAGAACAGCCCTACCATACAAATCAGCTTTTCTATGGGGTCGCTTACAATGGAGAATTTCATCTAAACTGTAAATAACTGCCTTGTTTTGTTCTGTTTTTCTTTTAAATCCTGTTTTTACCAAAACACCTTTCTTTTTTTGTTCTGCATCAACTAAGATTGTTATTTGGGTTGGGTCAAGATTATAAAGCTCGGCTACTTCCATCTGTTTCTTTTTCCAGTTTGCACTTCTCTTTGTTGGAACTTTCTCAAGATAGAAGTTTCCATAAGCTAAGTAATTCTCAACACAAACACCAAGAAGTGTTTCGATAGTATCATCAGGGTTAGGTCTATCAAAAAAATCAATCAATCGTTTTAAGTCTTTTTTAGTGCCTTTTTTACCTTCAACTGAGGATTTAATCACATATCCACCACCTAGAACAGCATCTCTGATCCTTGAGGCACATTGGATTGAACCAGGAGAATCGCTAAATAGGGTGCTTAATGTATTATAATTTTTGCCTGATTGATAAACATTAGCAAGAAATGTCTCCCCAAACCCCGCAGTAGAAATATATTTTCTTGATTTGGTAAATTTTCTATCTAAAGCCTTAGCAGTATCTAATGCCCATTCTTTTTTAGCTACTTTTAAGGCTTTCTTAACTGTTTGAGACACCTCTTTATTGTATTGTGTCTTTAGTTCTTGCTGTAGTTCTTTTTTGGCTTCAGTCTTAACTTTAGCAAGCTCTTTTTTAACATTCTCACTATTTAAAATGGGTTTTTCTAAGATTTTAGGGAGTTTCATAGCTTTCTAAGAAAATAATACACTTTTTGTTAGAAAAATGCAAATCTTAACCAACAATCTTGAATCCACGCCCTGGCACTCCTTGCCCACAATGGTAACATACCCCAGCGACTGCATCAGCGACATCTTTGCTTCCGCTTCTTGGATGGTCAATTTTTGTTGCCTTAACTTCTTCTAATTGTTGTAATTCTTCAACTAAAGGGCGATAGTAATAATAATCTAGTCTTTTATCTAAAAGGGCAGATTTAAGAGTATAATAAGCTTCTGATTTTCTATCTACAGAGAAAAAATCAGCATTAAATCCTGCTGATTTTAAAGTTTGAACACTATCAACCGACTGCCAACCATCAAAAGTTACTTTGCTAATATTATAACCAATATCCCTTAACTTATAAACCAACTTTCTAACATCTTCAAATTGTATTTCGTCTTTTGGTTTTGCCCTTATTTTTAACATAAAGTCAATAAAAATTCTAGGTCGTTTCTCAATCTTGCCTTGAGAACTCTTTGCCTCTATCCAACCATTGAATTTACCCATAGCAAAACCAGCACAATCACCTTTTCCTTCTTTGTTTAATCCTAAATCAATATGGATAAATCGCTTATCAGAGTCGAAATTTTCACTGCATTTTAGGTTATGAAACCATTCAGAAAAATCACCAGTTTTAGGGCTGATAGGATGTTTTCTATTAGAGTTGGCGTTAGCAACGATAACATCGGGGTCATTGAAAAAGCCTTGAATTGCCATTGAAGGTTCTGCCCCATAATCTCGCATTGCTCTTTCAGGGTTCTGTTGAAATTCATTTTCATATTCAACAGGTATCATTAATTTTTTACCTTTATATTTAGGAATATAATTGCCTAAATCAAACTTCTTCCCACTAAACATATCTGCAGGCATTGCTTCCCAAAGAGGCGTTCTCCGTCTAAGCACATTAGGATTACTCTCTTCTTCTTTCCATTTCTTTTCAGCGAAATCATAAATATATCTAGGAGAAGTAATGATAAACATTTTACCCCTACTAAAAAATCGAGAACGAATACGCTTTTTAATCTGATTATAAGATTCTTCGGCATAGTCTTTATCTTTGGTTAAAGTATGAAATGAGGCTTCGTCAATAACTGCCCCAAAAATGTTATAACCGAGAGGAGCTTCTTCGTTTGAACCTATAGGGAGAATAAAGATATTCTTAGGCAATCTAATTTTTGATTTAATTCGAGGGTCAGGAGGATAAAAGTTTTGAAACCATTGGTTATTATCAATTCTGTTTTTAATTTCACCAAAAACAATGTCTTTGGCTTGGCTAAATGACTTGGAAACATTAACAAAAGCAATCCTAGTGCCCTTGGCAAATCTAAAGTATGATTGTGGGTTCTTTAGGCAAAGGAGGCGATAAATGATATAGGTTATTGCCATCGAGGAGACATAGGATTTCCCAGAACCAATGCCAGCAATATAAAGAACTTCTTCATACTTTCCAAGGTTCTCAAAATCCTTAAAGCCTCCACCAGTATCAAAGATTTTAATTAAGAGTTTTTTGTTGTAAGGTCTAGCTGCATCCTGTTTAGTAACAAAATTAGGATTTTCTAGAAACTCCTTCATTGTTACTGGCTTGTGCTGGTATTCTGGATGGCTGGCTAGAAACTCCAGTGTCGCTAATTCCTTCAGGTTGGCGTTGCTTAAGAACTTTTCGAATGGCGCTGATAATAATAGTTTTGTCATCTTTATTTAGTTTATAAATTTCGGCAGCAAATTTACTTATTCTTGCTTCTACTCCTAGATTAACATTTAATCCTTCAGGTGATTTTATACCTTCTATTTCTACTATTTTACCTAAAATTGTCAAGGCTGTATTCATAAAACTGTTCCTAGTCGCCCCTGTTGCACTTAAATATTCACTAATTGCCCGATTATATAAAAATTGAAGCTTGTCTAATATTTCTGCTCTTTTTTCGTCAAAATCAACATCTTGTGAAAGGTCTTCTTGTCTAAGA